GAAAGCATCAGCATATAAAACCTAACACAGCTTACAAGATCATAAAGAAAGCTGCTGAAGAAGTTGGTCTAGAAAACATAGCTACTCACTCGATGAGAAAAACCTTTGGCTTATTCATGTACGAACAAACCAAGGATGTCGCTCTGATAATGGACCTACTGAACCACTCAAGCCAGAGCATTTCACTGAGATACATAGGCAAAAACCAAGATTCACAAGACAGAGCCATGACGAAGTTTCAGGGCTTTTAATTTTTTTATTTTACTATCAATTCATTGTTTTGAGGTTATGATGATTTCATTTCATACTTGCAAGATAAACGCTTGATAAATCTGAATTAAAACTCATGTAGCGAGTTCACTAGAATATGTAAAACAATGAATTGAGAGAGTAAAAATAGCGAGGTTCACTCAGCTAAGAAAGGGGAATATGACATGAATTATTCAAAACCAGTTAAAGATATGACTATATATGTTGAAGTATCCAATGCTCAAGAATATGATGCACTAATCAAAAAAACTATGGAAGCTGCTAAAAGTTTAGCTGAATGCATAAAAGAACTTAACGAATTCAAACTACAAGCTTCTGCATCATTACGATGATGATTTGGGAAGAACGTAGGGAGTTTTATAATTCTGGTGAATGGAGAGGACTTCGCAAACTTGCACTTGAACGTGATCACTACGAATGTGTTTGGTGCAGAGAAGAAGGCAAGGTCACAACAGAGAACCTAGAGGTTGACCACATCAAGGAGCTAGAATTCTATCCAGAGTTCGCTCTTGACTTAGATAATCTTAGAACTCTATGCAAAGAATGTCACAATAAACGTCACGGTCGTTTCCAATTCCGAAAATCTAAAAAAATGATTGAGAAAAATTTCAGAACAGACGAATTTTGGGGTTGATAACACCCCCCGGTCAAAAAAATCCAGTATTTTTAAGGTTTTGGGAACCGGTGGGAGGGGTCAACTGTCCAAATTTTTAACGAAAAATTAAAAGGGGTGGGGGGTAATGGAAGAATACTCAGAAAAAAATATAAAAGAATT